TAGTTCTTGGTATTATTCGCATATCTAAAGCATTATCAAGTAAAGATGATGTTTAAGGCAATTGTGTTGGCCTGCTCTTTAAGCGCCCCACAAAATTGCATTGAGCTACACGACTTTCGCGGGCCTTGGCCGTCCTATGAGGCTTGCGTTGAGCGCGTACATCAGATGGCGCAAGACGTTGGCGAACTGCCCGGCGACCTGATCGCCAAATCTTACAAGTGCCTGCCGCTCAGGAAAGGAATGTTGTCTTAAATGGAGCCAATAAGCACAGCCCTTATGGCGGTTAGCGCCGCGTCAAACGCCATAGCATTCATAAAAGCTAGGGTGAATGATGTTCAGTCGGTGGCTGATTTGTCGGAGCAGATCGGCACGTTATTCTCAGCACAAAAGAAACTTAACGAGGAACGAAACAAGCAGGCCGGGGTTGGCGATGTTAGTTTTAAGGGTAGCATTGATGCGGTGCTTGAGGCGAAGCGTCTCAATCAGGAAATGCAGACCGTAGCCCAAATGATAAATATGCGCTGGCCGAAGCCAGCGGATCAGCCGTCAACGTGGCAAGAGATTATCAACCACCACAACAAGGCTTTGCGCGAACAGAAAGAAGCGCGCCTTGCAGCGGCCAAGGCTGCCGCCATCGCGCATGATGAAGCCATTGAAAATATGAAAATCGGAATAGCTATTTTCGCATTGGTGGTTGTTGTGATAGGTTTGTTTGTAACAGTAATGGTGTCAACAGCGAAAGCTATCGGCCTTACATGAGTGAAACAACAACCGGGCTGATTGGCGAATACATCGCCGCTGCCGCAATATTGGGCCTCGGCTGGCGCGTCTCTATGGCACAGCAAGACCGAGTGGATTTGGTGGCGTGGAATGGAACGCATGACTTTATCAGGGTGCAAGCAAAGACTGCGAATTTATTGGGCAATAAAGATGGTCGATCTCCGCGTCACCATTTCCAATTGGGTCACGGTTGCAAAACAAAACATTTACCAAAGCCGAGTGATTACGATGTTCTGTGCCTTGTTTCCCCCAATGCCCGCCGGTGCTTGTTCATGTCGCACCCAATCTGCCAACGATCTATGCGCGTGTCCCCGGCGCGCTTTACACTTGAAGCGGAGATTGATAGCTGGGCTAAAGCGGTTGATCACGTTCTGGAGATGAGAAGATGAACTGGGAAAAATATCCAAATTTTACCAAAGAAGAGTTTAGCTGTAGTGAAACCGGCGAATGCAAAATGTCAGCCGCGTTCATGTCAAAGCTGCAAGAACTGCGTGACATTTACAACAAGCCAATAACAATTACCAGCGGGTATCGTAGCCCCAAGCATAGCATTGAGGCCAGCAAGCCAGCAGGCAAGCTGTCAACACACGCTAGGGGGTGCGCCGCAGACATAGCCTGCAACGGCCAGCAGGCGCATGAGATAATGAAGCTGGCTTTCCAGCTAGGTTTCACCGGCATCGGCGTGTCGCAGAAGGGCAGCGCACGGTTTGTGCATCTGGACACTTACAGCGGATCACCTCGGCCAAACGTATGGAGTTATTAAATGTTAGCTGTATTAGGTAAGATACTAGGGTCAGATAGCGTCATCAGTCAGGGCATTAAGCTTATTGATGATATGCACACGAGCGATGAAGAGGCTATTGCGGCGAAGAGCAAAGCCCGCATAGACCTAATGACTGCTTATGCCCCATTCAAAATAGCCCAACGGTTTTTGGCGCTGATGTTTGGGGCTACGTTTTTGGGCAGCTATGTGTTGGTGCTTGGCATGACGATCACTGGCCGGGGCGACCCAGACGCAGTGACCAAGGTGATGGATCAGTTCACGATCAACTATGCAATGCTAATCATTCTTGGGTTTTACTTTGGCGGCGGCGTAGTCGAAAGCATAAAGCAACCCAAAAAATAAAGGGGCTTTCGCCCCCTTATCTATTCAACAACCCTGATCGTTCTGATCTTGCCGGGCGTGTGCGTTATGATGCCATCCTCGATCAGCTTGTCTAGCTGAAACCTGACGGCAGTTCTGGATCGACCCACAGCATATGCTATTTCGTTCACTGTTGGGCCATAACCGTTGTAACGGTGGTAAAGAGCTACCGCGTTAACAATCGGCTTCCACGAGCTTTCTGAGCGCTTTGGTGGCATCAGTCGATCTCCTTTAGCGTTAGGGTTTTTTGCCGCATGACAGTCTCAGGCTTTGCTGGCACGACCTTCTCAGGCTGCGCCCGCATCTTGCGTGTCGGCCACTTGACCTGCACCCGGCGATTGCCGACAGACGCAAAGGCTGTGTCGTGACTGCCCATCTTGTCCATAATAGCTGAAGTAGCTATTTCGATCTCACGCTCGGCCATCGCCTTGTTGGCCTTGGCCGTCATCAAATGGTCAACCCACATTGCATCGTCACCCTCAAGCTCCAATGGCGGTGCGTCTGCATCGACCCAGCCATACGCCGCCACCCCATCAGCGGGTGACACGACTGGGTATTTGTCCATATTTTTTCGGCGATTTTCAAAATCAATAACCGCCTCGCGGATGCGGTTTTGTATCACCTCATCGGCCTGATAGACAAACAGACGCAGGGTCGTGCTTTGATACAGCACGGCAATGCAACCCCACTTGTAGCCGGTACACATCATCTGACCTTGCAATTGGTATCTGCCACGGTGTGTCGCTGGGATCTCTTCTGGCCGGGCTGACGTTAGCTTGGCTTCAATCAGGCCAACGCCCTCAATGTCAATTGCCCCGCCTTGAGGCACATAAATCCCCTTATCCCAGTTGGCAATCACTGAGCCTTTGCCAACGGCAGTGCCATCGAGGCTGGCCGCCAGCGGCAAGAAGTCGTGCTGGTATGGCACGGTGATATCAGTCTCGACATTGGTCAAGCCCAGACGCTCGGCAGCTTTACGCAATATCATTGGCTCAAAGAAATCGCCAAGTTCCATTGGTTCGTTCTGAGGTATGCGCTTTGGCGGGTTGCCCTCATCAATGCTAATGAACTGCTCAAGCAATTCATTCTGAGTTTCCCACGGCGATGCGTTAAGCAATGCAGGCAACCGGCTGACGCTCAACTGATTATCCGGTGTTAATTTTCCAACCATTTTTAGCTCCCAAATTTTACCATCAAAGCCCACACGTTATATTCGGTGGTGATGGCGTTAGTAAAAAACGTGATTACAAATGCTGTAACAAACAGCATCCCGATTGTATCTTTAACCATTAGTTTGCTCCCATTATGTTGCGCACAGTGCTGGCGTACCATTGCCCGCCCAGTGCTGTTGGTATGCCAGCTTCATTGAGCTTGGCGGCGATGGTGCGGAGAGAGGCACCAGCCTCGCGCAGCACCGAGACGATAGGCATAGCCTGCTTTGCGGCGACATTGGTACGCGCCACGCGCTTGGCTGCTGATGCCCGGCCAGCAGCGGCAGGGTCAGGCGAGCCGAGCTTGACGCCGCGAGCCTTGGCAGCGGCCAGTGCAGCCTTGGTGCGCTCGGAAATCAGCGCACCCTCAAGCTCTGCCATTGCGGCAAACTGCGTTATAAAGAAACGACCTTGTGGCGTTCTGCTGTCAATGTTTGGCATATCAGCAAATGTAAAATTGATGTTTGTGTCTAACAGTTCAAGCGCAAACCTAGCGGCGCGGGTTAAACGATCCATCTTTGCAATAATCAATGTAGAGCCAGTGCGCTTGGCCTCGGCCAGTGCAGCCGCCAACTGAGGGCGCTGGCTCTTCTTGCCGCTCTCGACCTCGGTGAACTCAGCGGTGATGTTGTAACCGGCGACTGCTGCGCGTTGTGCCTCAAGGCCAAGACCGGACTGGCCTTGGCGTTGGGTTGATACACGGTAATAAGCGATGTATGTGGTCATTATGCTGCCGCCTTTTTCTCTGCGATTACTGTCCAAGCCTCATCAACATCGTCAGCCAGACGACCCAAGTGATACATTAGCTCCCACTTGGTGTAACTCTTTTCCTTGTGACAAACGCTACGCAACCACTTGACCTGATAATTGTCGTGACGACCATAAAGCATTTCGCAGCCAGTAAAGAAAACGTCACCGTGACAAAAATCATCAAACTCAGGCAGCTTGGCAACTAAACCATTTGGGTTGAACAAGTGAAAGCACACGATCTCGTTTTTAGTCATGCCGTTGATGTGTGTTGCAGTGTCAAACACATAGTCTGTGGTGAATTTAGCCATTTGGTAATCTCCCTTAGTTGGGGCGGGGCTGTTAAGCCGCCGCCAATTTTTTAATCAGTG